ACAGGCAGAATTTGTGGAATAGTTGAAGCTGTGGAATTCATAGACCCTAGCGATGCAGCCGATGAAACTAAATGGCTGACTGAGGAATTGCTAGAACTAGTCAATGCACCTAGAGCAGATGCCGCAGAAACCACAACATTTGTCGTAGATGCGATACTTGCGCTTAGACCATTGAGGTTGGCTGAACTACTGGCTAACTGAGTAAATGTGCCTTCATAGGTAGATACGGCTGAGTCATAAACTAAGTCATTTGCGTTATACGCAGAGTTGCCACCTACGGCAGATGAATCTAAAGCGCGTTGGTCTAAGACCATTTGCGCAAGTCGCGCTAAACGGTCAGCGTTTAACTGAAAGTCATTGAGTTCTGACGAACCCATAACTTAGCTCGCTACGGTCAGGGATGTTACGAAAGAACCAGCAGTAATCGTGTAGGTATCGCCTGCGGTGTAAGGGTTGCCTGTGATAGTTCCAGAGAATAAGAAACTGCCAGCATCTAGGGAATCCCACGCAGTGAAGAATGTTGCATCTTGACTGCCACTAATGTTTGTCCAAGTTACGTCAGCATCAGAAGCAATAGAGCCAGCAGATGCACCAGCAAATGAAACAGCCTTGCGAGTTGTTTCAGTAGCAGCATTAGCTGTACCTGCGGAGCCGGGATCGCCAACGTGTAACTTTACATAGACATTTGTTACGGCGTATGCAGTGTTATTACCCAAAGCGTTAAGCAAACTGTTTGCTAGATACGCGCTCATTCCAGTTGCCATTAGCCCTCAACTCTTTCAATGATGTTTACAATGTGTCCGTTATCGTCACGCTCAACGGTTCTAATAGTGGTGCGTTGTTGCGGTGCTTCAACAGTGATGTTAGGCGGTGCAACATTTATCACGGCTGGCGGTACATTAACGATAGTTTCAGGAATTTGAACACTTACATCGTGTGTACGTTGTACGTCATAAACAGCTTCAGGGTTTTCAGGGTCAATCTGAGCAATCTGTTGTAGCTGTGTAGTTGGTACGCCTGTGTGAGTAATCGAAGGCAAACCTAGAGCAGATAGAACGCCAGCAGGATCGAACCCAGAGTTAATAAGTTTCTGAGCCATAGTGACCCTCTTGTCGGTTTCAACGAGTGAAGCAGCACCCAAATCCACGTTAGCCAAAGGAACGCGATAAACGTCACCGCCTGTAACAGGTCGCAAATCTTCGAATCTTCTAATGTCATTGACTGAAAGAAATCCTGCCTGTGAACCGATTGAGTAGCCATTCATTCTTGTAGCAAAGTCACCACGAAGTAGACCATCTACATTGAAACGAATAAACGCACCATCTGGTAACAATGCGCTGTAAGCATCTTCAATCTTAGCGATGTATGGGCGAAGGGTATGAGTTACAAAATTAATGCTGTTTTGTTCAACGGAAGCATAAGACATTGCTCCCGGCGTAGTTACGCCAATCATGTGAGGTGGAACCCGGAAAATGCGAGCTACTTCTTCAATCGCAAGTTTGCGACTATCAAGCATTTGGGCTTCATCTGGATTTACGCCAGTTCTAACAAACTTTGCGCCACCTGTTAGCAAGCCAGTCTTGTGTGCCTTACGGAATCCATCGTGACGGCTGGTGAAACTATCAACTAATTGCTTGGCTTGCTCGCTCTTTAGGTCTTGTGGAGTTTCAATAATTCCCTGAGTAGTTGCACCCTGACCAAAGAAACGTGAAGCAAAAGACTGCAACGCGCTGGAAAGACCCAAATTGTCTTTAAGTTCTGTGACTCTAGACATACCGCGAAGTTCGCCAGCCTTGCGCATTTCAGTAATCTGAAGCATGTCGCGCTTGCTAACTGGAACATCTTGGTTTTCGTCAATTATGTATTCGATTTCACGAGTGCGAATGTTGCGCACTACCTGAACGCGATTAGGTGCAATACAAACTAGGTTCACTACATCGCCACGACCATCACGGAACACACGAACAAAAGCGTTACCGTCTAGCAATAGCGAGATAAGAACTTGCTGATAATGCTCTGAACGCAATAGGTCTACGTCTGGTCTTTGAATCCAAGTCGGCTGTGGGCGAAAAGGTACGCGGTCACCATCACGGCGAATAAAACAATCAACTGGAAGCGTTGAAATAGTGTCTGAAATCAAAAGCACACAAGCATAGAAAGCATTTATCTTCATTGCCTGTGTCTGGTCAATGTTTGTTCCTGCTTCAGTGGTGAAAGCAAACGAATCGCCAGCACCCCAGATTGATTGGAAGCTAATGGCGCGTTCTTCTCTATTACCGCCGGTCAAATTACCAAGCATTACTTGCCTTTCTCAAATGCGATACCGACAAGCAAAATACTTACGCCAGCTGCGACTATTCCTAATGGCAGGATGAACAAACCTAGACCTATCGAGATTGTTGCTAGACCAACCACTTGCAGGATTGAGGGGATCACGCAAACTCCTAGAAGCTAAAGAACTGTGGCACAACGGGTTCTTCTCTTGAAACAGTTGCCCTATCAAATCCTATGATACTAGCAACGGCAGCATCTATCTTTCGTGGTGATCCTCTGTGTTCTTTCACAATTCTTGGGCCTAGTCTGTCGGTCTTTACTACGGCGTTTGATAAATGGCGTGTTAGAAGTGGGTTGCCATCGTGAGTTAGCTTGTTTGATACCACTGCATCGTAGAACTTTGCACAGGCCGGAACCATACGAGCCGGCGAAGTTGAAGGCCATTCTACGATTGGGAAACCTGCTTCATCTAAGACTTGCATAGTGCGTTGCCATCTAAAGGGGTCACAGGCTATTTCTTTGACGTTATGGGTTGAGCAAAATTCGATAATTGTGTTTTCTACTTCCAAAATGTCCACGCGCCATTCATCGTCATCTTCTGGTTGCTTTTCCCACGCTTTGACCATAAAGACATAAGGTTGTTCTTCTACGGTTACTCCAATGATCACGGAAGCATCACCACTAAACGAACCGTCAAAGCCTAAGACAACTGGCACATCAGGGCCAATCTCTCGGTCTATTTGAAGTTGTTCCCATGATCCATTTGGCAGCCATGCAGTCTGACTGCTGACCCACTGGTTGCACCGCTTTGTTCTAAACTCAGCTTCTGGTGTTCTCTTAACCATTGCTGCAAAATCTTTAGGATCGTTCAAATCGCCAAAGGCAGGATTGGCAGACTTCCAAGTTTCTTCCAAGTGGTGATCTGCATCTGCCTGCGCTTCCCACCAAGCCATAAAGAAAGTAGGATCATCTATTTCTTTACGGGCCACCTTTTGTCCATACTGATAAAGGCTGTACGCAATGGAGTCTTGACCGGTTGAGTCTGCTTTAACGCCTGCTGTGGTCAGGGCTATTAAGATTGGCGATCTACGCGCACCCATACCAAGTTGCATAACATCAAATAATTCACGATTAGGTGAAGCGTGGATTTCATCGAATAGGACTGTTGTTGGACTGAGGCCCTCTTTTGAAAAACTTTCACTAGAAAGAACACGATAAACCGACCCGGTAGCCGGAATCTCTATTGCATCTCGGTAAACCTTGCAAAGTTCTTCTAGTTCAGGCTCCGCTTGAATCATTTTCTTAGCATCACCAAAGACAATTCGAGCCTGCTCTTTATCAGCTGCACAGGAATAAACCTCACCACCAGCAGGCCCCATGATTAGTGACCAAAGACCAATGCCAGAACCAAGTGCGCTCTTACCGTTCTTGCGAGCCATACCAATTAGCGCGGTGCGGTGTCTAAACTTTCCATCAGCACCAATAGCAAATAGGTGCTGCATAAGTTCTTTCTGCCAGTCGCGCAGTTGCATCTTGTCACCGGCATAACCGGCAACAGTTTCCTTGGTTTGAATAGCAAACGTATCTATGAAGTCTGCAACTTCCCAGCCACGCGATTTAGTAAGAGCTGCTTTGTTTACAGGCGTTAGCCAAGTCGGTGGCCATGATTCAATTTTGGCTGGCACGAGATCGCAGTTCCTCTAGTTTTGATTGACGTTTAACTTCTGCCACGCCTAGACGTGATCTATCTGTTGGCGTGAATCCCAAAAGAGAAAGGTTAGCGACTAACTGGCGATCAAGATCGCGTAAGGCTTTACGTTCATCCGGTCTGTTGTTGTTCATAACCTGTGCGCGTAACTGTGATCGTTCATCAAGTAGCTCGCAAGTCATCAGCAACAAATCAACATCGGTGGTAGGACTAATCCAAGTTTGACCCATACCCCAGACACGTTCCCAAAGTTCTAAGCCCGGTGGAAATAACTTTCTTTGTGGCTCTGGAATGTCATAAGCAGACGGTAACAAAACTAATTCTTTCTGGTCGGGAAGTGTGCGCTTGCCGGGATTACCTGTAAGGCGTTTCTGTTCTATCGGCTTTGGTGGTCTACCTCTAGGAGCCATGACTATTCCTTAATGACAGAACCGCAAGCAGGACAAAGATTATCCTCTTTGAATTTTAACGGTTCATCGTTTGCATCGCCGTTAGGCTCAAGATTCGAAAAACCTATTTCTTCTAACTTCCAACCATTGGCATCAAGTTCTAATAACTGGTCAGCAAGAATCTTGTCATCCCATTCAGCAAGCATTGCGGTTTGATTGTCAGCTATTGCCCAAGCTCTGATCTGTTCATGTGTCCAGCCAATAGGTGTGCGAGCAATAACAATCTCAGTCCAGCCTAAAGACTTGGCAGCTCTTACAGTGCCGTTGCCGGTGATCACGATTGAATCAGGCGTTACCGTGATTGGCTTTCGTTGCCCAAATAACCGCAGTGAATCAGCGATTGCGCTTATGTTTCTTTCATCATGCTTGCGAGCATTAGCCGGATCAGGGGTCAAGCTGTCTATGTTTACGGTTTCAATTCTTAGCTCGGTCATAAAAACAGTCTACGCAAAAACCGCACAAATCCGCCATTTTTTGAAACGGGGAATTTCGCGGTGATGCACAAAAGGA